GTGAGCGGGTGTGGCGAATTGCGGACGATAAGACATGGAGACAAGATACAATACTGCCCTCTTTGGGTGAGTTGGCAGCCCGTAGAGCCTCTCCACTTAATTTGGCGATGGGTGGGATTACGACTGATAAGCCATATACACGGTCCGCGCTGGCTGATTTGCATTCATCGAAATTTTCTAAGCAAACGGCGATATATGGGCGGGACGTGAAGTATTTAAATGAGTACGCAAGGAGTCTTGCGCCCTTAATGCCGAAGGCATTAGATATGTTGTATCGTATATTGGGGACAAGGCAATATTTTGGCCGTTATGAGTTTGAGCCGGACCCTGAATATATCACGACTATATACCTTGGGGCAAGCTCAGGGGACGCACCAGGTCCCGAGTTGCAGACCCAAACAAAAACTGGTATTCCGATCTATGTTAGTCCTCGTGGTAAGAAATTTGAGTCGCATGAACGGGCAGTGAAGAATGTTAATCGAATGTTACGGGAAAGTGTGTATGGGGAACCTGTGCTTAGGAATAAGGCCTGGGTTATGAAAGGGAAAGATGAGACGTACTGTAAATTTGATAAAAGGTCGGATGAGGATTATCAGAAGTATGCAGATAAGTTCCGTTTTTTTGTGATACCGAGCGATGAGGAATCATTGACGGAACGTGTTCTTTTCACACTGAGGCAAAACTTGGAGCGAGGGTATATATGCATAGGTCATACCTGGTCTTATGGTGGGGGTGATCGTATAGCGGAGCTACTGAATTATGATTGGGATAACCCATCTGCGGCTGTTTATTCTATGGGAGATTTGATTAATTGTGACCAGTCATTGCATCGTGTTTTGCTAGAGTTCTTCATAGCACATGGCGGTATTTATTACAAAAAGAATACGCCTTCGTGGTCTGTGTACAAAAGGATGTTGAAGACTATCTTTGATTGGTTGATTACCCGGATAACCCATGTCTATGCGGGTATTTGGGTTATTGTTTATGGAGGGGTACCTTCGGGTTCCGTAGTCACGTCGCAAGCCGATTCTTGGGTGTCACTGTTACTGTTTTGTCTGTGGTGTTGTTATGAGATATCACAGATGACGTCCGAAGACACAGCACATATGGCAACGGAGGCTTTGTTACATTTTCAACTGATAATGATAGTTTATGGGGACGATCTGATCCATAGATGTCCTAGGACGCTGCAAGACTGGTTCGGCTTCGATCGTTATATAGCATGGGCAGGTCAGTTTTTCGGAATGCGCTTTAAGGATGTTAAGTTGGATAAACCACTAGTGTCGGAGGTGTCGAAGAGTGGTGCTGTTATTATTGATGGCTGCTCCTTTTTACACCGACGTTTAGTGGAGAATCCATGGCGGGGTAAGGGTCAACCTCGACTGCTGGCATGGCGTCCGATTTCCGATTATGCTTTCCGACTAGTTTATGGGCGAGAGCCAGACCCTTGCAGGAATGTGATGGATGTTATGCTATCATCCATGGGGATGGCTTATGATTCATATGCTGCGAATATGGATTCGTATCAGTATTTGCGAGATGTTTTTATGCTAGGGTTTCGTATGATTGGTACGCGAGTAACGGATATTAATGACGTACTGTTCAAGCACTTTCAATCGAAAAAGGGAGGAGATCTGTCTCAGTATTTACGGAAGGGGAAAATGACTCTTTCGGAATTACAGAGCGGATTCCCGAAACTAGAGGTCCTTATCGCAAAGAATGTGGTCGATAGAAAAAAATGGGACTTACGAAACTTCCCGTCGGATGAACTTGCTGGGTTGAATTATGATCCAGATCCGTAGGGAAAGAGTGAATAATTTTAAAAGTGTACTTCCATTAGTAGATATGGGCCAATGAGTAGGCCGTAAACTAGTGGTTAAGGAGAAAAAAAAAAAAAAAAAAAACACCGCGGTGGGGAGGGGCACCC